GAATTCTAAGGAGAACCAACATGGCCTTTCAAATCCAAAACCCTAAAAACGCCGTGGACGCCAAGCGAGCAGCTATCGAAGCTCGTAAAGCTCTTACAGCTCCAGCAGGGGCGAATCCTAGTGCAATCGTGCACTGTATTCCACCCGGCGAGTGTCCAGACCGAAATCGTATTGTATTTGACGATTCTGGTTCTATGGGCGGATACATTGAGGATGCGAAACGTGGGATGATCGAATACCTACGTAATTGTGTCCCCAACCAAACCTCTGTAGCGATTCATTTTATGAACTCTACAGCGTTTGATACACAGCTTGAGAGTAATCTCATGAAGCTCGCTGCGGATATTCGTGAGATGAATCTACGGAGTGGTGGTACACCATTCTTTAATACTCTCAAAAAAGCTCTCGAAGCTATGCCCACGCTCACACGCTTGATTGCTTTCACTGACGGCGTGCCGACAGATGAACTGAGCGCGGAGGAATCTGCTGAGATGTCTTCTCGCTGGGATACAAGTTCTGCTTGGACCTCTAGTGCCGACGTTATCATCAAAATTGCTGCGTCTACCGGTGCTGGTATTCCAATCGACACTGTATACTTTGGCGAAGATAATGCAGACAGACGAGAGATCGCACTGCTTAAATACCTCTCCTCTAAAACTGGAGGTTACTTCCTACACTTCGATCCTGCCAAGGTAAACTTCGCGCAAGCGTTCAAGTATCTCGCGCCGATCAATCGCTTGATGCTCGCATCGGCATCTTTTCGAGCTGATGTAGAAAGCGGAGCGCGAAAATGACAATGAAAGAGTTTGAGTCAGAACTTTTGAAGTTAGCCTCAGTAACTTCAATCACCTATGCTAGAGATCTTAAAGGTAAGATTTTTAAGCTGGCGGCAGTCTATGTTCACACTGGTCTAGGTCAATGTCACTTGGAGATTGCACCAGATTGCATGAAGAATCAGTTGGCGTATTTTGAGAATCTTCGCAAGAAGGAGTCATAAATGCTCCCCTCAGAAGCAGCACAAAAACAATCTGAACGCCTGGCACAATACAGCCCACTCATTCAGCAGCAAGTCACGACGCTGACGAGAAAGCTCTTTGTGCTAGGCTTCAGTGCACTCTTCTCCCGCATGATAGAAGGTCCAGTGGTCCGAATCTTCTACTTCAAACCTCTAGGAGAACCAAAATTCTCTAGCATCCTCAACAAAGAAGAAGAATTTGCCGGCTCTCTTGCTGTAGAATCCGTTCGTGTAGAACGTGCTCTCGGCGAAGTTGCTATTTCTGTTCCATGTGAAGACCGTCAGACTATACAGTTTGATGCCTGCCTTCATAAAATGATGACCTCGGAACTTACTCGTGGAATGGCGCTACCTCTGTTGTTAGGCCAATCCACTATCGGAGAACACCTCTATGCTGATCTTGCTCAACAACCGCATTTATTGGTGTCGGGAGCTACTAATTCAGGGAAAAGCGTATTTACCGCGCAGCTTATATGCTCGCTTTCTCTGTTTCGTGCTCCAGAAGAGCTTGAGTTTATCCTTGTGGATACTAAGAATCTTGATCTCGTATTGTTCAAGGGACTTGAGCATGTTAGATATGTTCTTAACAACATCTCCGACCTCAGAGCCGCACTTACGGTTTTACTTGACGATGTTAGGTTGCGAAACGCTCAAATGAGTGGGTTAGCGCGGAATATCGGAGAGTGGAATTCGCAGCAGGATAACCAGTTTAACTGGAATCAATCTGCGTACACCCAAGCGCACGGACCTGTCAGTGAGAGAATGAAGTACAAAATCCTCATCATCGACGAACTTGCGGATGTGTTGGATCAGGATAACGCATTCTTAGCACAGATCGAGCGTAAGATGCGTCCGCCGTCAATTCATTCACTCTTGAAAACCATTGCACAAATCTCAAGGGCCGCCGGAGTGCATCTCATTCTTGCTACTCAGCGACCTTCAGTCAAGGTAATCTCCGGGGATATTAAGGCAAACTTTCCTGCTAGAGTATCCTTCAAACTTCCATCAAGCATGGATAGTAGAGTTATCCTTGACGAAACCGGCGCCGAGAATCTACTCGGCATGGGCGATTATCTGTACAAGATAGCAGGCTCCGATACCGTCAAGCGAGCGCACAGCGCGTTCGTGTCAATCAACGATATTGCTAACATTCTCGCACAGAACGAGAACATAAGGAGACAGTATGCTAACTCCCGCTGATTTAGACGCTGAGATAATTGACCAGTATTATGAAATTATCTCATTGTTTGAGCCTTATCTTGGGCAAGATGGGTGGATGGGAAGTACGTTCGATGACGTTTTAAGACAGTATGAAACTATCATTGGATACAAGAAGGAGCTAACCGATGGCACAATCAAGAGCTGAAGCAGAAGCATTGATGGAGCAGCAACACGGCTTCAACACGTCACAAGGTAACTTTCACGAAAACATTGAAGACGATGAGGATGACGAAGAGTTTCTTGAGGATTGTCCTGTCTGTGGCACAGAAAACTCAATCAACGGAAGTGGCCGCTGTTCATACTGCGGTTACTGGAGTTACCGATGAAATACTTCTACGACGGCTACTGGGGCGCTTTCTTCAAACGCTCTGTTGAGGCAGGTACTGGACCTGCTACGCTTGACAACTTAGTGAAACCTGCGGACCTAGAGTTAATCGGCTTTGGCTATAGCGGTCATCCTACTCTTCTCAATAACATTCACACACGTAACCTTACAGACGAAGGCTCGATTCCAGCAGGAACGTATACGTTCTCAGGGCCATTTAATGATCCTAAGCGCGGTCCTCAGTGTTGGCGGCTCGAACCTGCACCCACGAACCGTATGTTTGGTCGGTGTGCGTTTATGAATCATGGAGACACTGTTGATATGTCTCACAGTGCCTCAGATGGTTGTATCATAAGTCCGCACTGGGTAAGAAGTTTGTGGACTGATGGTGATACGTTAGAGGTGCTGTAAGAGTGCTCACACTAGCTCACTCGGTAGGCGGCTCCCGATTCTTGGAGGCCGCCTTCCATTTTCGGGATTTGGGCGTAAGTCGTTGAAAAGACAGGCTTTGAGGGCTGTATACGGCCATTTTTCGCCCCTTGACAGCGTGTATACAAGCGCGTATCATGGGACACATGACTACCCGACCCGAACCGACCGTAGCGATGACCGCCCGCATATTCGTAGCACAGAACGATGCGCTTAGAATAGACTATCCACAACTCAGCAAAAGTGCATTGATGCGTGTTCTGTTGCACTTATTCTTATCTAAACAACTACCTACAAATGTTTACCCTCTAGCTCTAGAGGAAATGGCTAGGGCCGAGCAGGCTCTAAAGAGCAATAAGACCAAACAAGTTTCTGTAGCATAAGCACACAAGGAGAATAGCATGGACGATAGTGAGTTCGATGAACTCGCAGTAGAGTCTCCGGCGGAAGAAATCTTTGCGCCGACAGATGAGCCGGAAGAGATCACAGCAGAAGAGGCGTCACACACAACAATTCCGGTGGAATCTGTGGAAGTTGAGGAATCTCATCTAACAGCAACCGTCTGTGATGTGTGTCTTGAGCTAAATCTTACGCATCCAACGTCGGTTATAAACTGTACTCGATGCGGTCAAGCGTTCTGTTTTCACTTTGCTTCTACGATTGATGCACAGTATTGTGTGAATTGTCTAAGTGATATTTCGGTGGCTAAGAGCGTTATCACTAAGACATACGAACACAGAAACGCTCAAGGTGACACAGTGTTTTATCGTCGCAGAGCTAGAGAAATACAGATTAGCGGTCTGGATTGGCTTTTCGCGCAGCGTAAGATTGTAGAATTATCCGATCTTGAGCTTGATCTTAGTATTGAGTATCATCGAAACATTCTGTCGCTGATGTGCACTGAGCAAGAGCAACGTCGTACAGCTAAAATGCACAGGTACGCTGGTGTGAAGATTCACTTGACGCCTTCAACAACAAGTGTGAACCATACTACTACGACAACGGTGAAGAAAACTCGCACAGTGTCGAAGACTAAAGCGCAAGAACAAATAGCGGCGCTGCTCAAGAACATGGCCGCTAAAGGAATGACGATGGATAAGATAGCAGCGATGCTGAAGAAAGCGTAGGAGGAGAAATGCCTGAAGATCCAGTAAACCATCCCTCACACTATACCTTCGGACGTTTTGAGGTTATAGATGTGCTACAGGATTGGTTTCCATCAAGTCCGCTGCTTTGGCAGATTGTGAAGTATGTTGCCAGAGCGCAGCACAAGGGTAACATGCTGCAAGACTTGAAGAAAGCTCAGTTTTACCTCAATAAAGCGATTGAGCAACTTGAAGTTGATTTAAGCAAGGAGAAAATATGAAATCCTCCGGTCAGTTGATTGAGTTTCTCAATCGTACACCGTTGCCGTGGATACGATACGATAAAAGCAAAGGTAGATTGATTGTGGTTATAGATAACCACATGTTAAGCACTTATAGAAACTGTCCTCAGCATTTCTTCTATTCTAACGTCCAAGGCTACCAAAAGAAATCCGGCGTCAAAGAAGGAGAAAAAGAACGTGCGTGGTATTTGGACTTTGGCGTTCTACTCCATAAGATGCTGGAGATATACTATCAGGAGTTTAAGAATCCTGACTTTGATGTTACTAAGTGGGCTTCTGTTCGTGCTATGGCCGAGTGGCAGGAAATGAGTATGGATGTTCACTCAGAGCACAAGGAGTTTAAGGTTATCGGCGGCGCGTTTGGTTTCGCTGGCTTGTTAATGCAGTATGCGTCTGTAATGTCGCCGTTGAATGAGAAGATCAGAGTTCTTGGTACAGAAGTCTCATTCGGTAGAAACGGTGAAGTTCCCTTGTACATCGGCGAGGATATTGAAATCTATCTTGCTGGTCGCATGGACCTGATCGTAGACGATGGATATTTCATCTGTCCTATGGATCACAAGACAATGGGCGCTTTTCGCGGCGATCCTGGGATGCAGTTTGAGACAGAGGAAGGTCCGACAGGGTACATTTATGCACTCTCGAAGATTCTTCCGCAGTTTGTACCAGAGGATCAGCTTCTAAAGCGTGATTGCTCGAAGATTCTGATGAACCTAATACAGAAGAAGCCAGCGTCCACGCCGCAAGAACGGTTTAAGCGTGTGCCGATTAGGAAGACCTCTCAGCAGCTTGAAGATTACAAGTACCGAATGTGTCATACTGTCAAGCATCTTTTATTAGACTTAGAACAGTATGTTACAGGTTGGGCTGTTCCACGCAACACCACA